TAGAGTAGCGTTGCGGTGTTCGCGTAAAAGAATGGGCTCGCGGCGTGTCAGCGCCCGAGCCCGTGACCGAGAAAATGGAGGTTTCCCGATGCGGTTTTGTATATCGAAAACGGTCGTCCGTCCAGCTAGATTGCGCGCCAAAAGCGAGGTGCGCTGATGGTCTGGTTCCGAGTAGACGACGGCTTTTGCGACCATCCGAAGGTCGAGGCGCTGCTCGAAGGCAAGCACGCCGGGGACGCGATTGCGCTCTGGACGCTGGCCGGAAGCTGGTGCGGGAAGCACCTCACCGACGGCGAAATCAGCGCGGCGAAGGTCGCGCGACTTGGGATTGCGCGTCACGAAAAGGCCGCGGCCGAGCTCGTGCGCGTGCGACTTTGGGAGAAAACCGCGACGGGTTTTCGCTTCCACAACTGGCTGGAACGCCAGTCGTCGCGCGAGAATGTCGAGCTGACACGCGCTGAAACAGCCGAGCGCGTGCGCCGCTACAGGGACAACAAGCGCGAGAAAAAGCGCGGTGCTTCCCGCGAAATGATTACAGAATCGGGAAATGTAACGCGTTACACGCCAGAAAATGTAACGCACGACGAACGCGTTAGTAACGCGTCACCGAGCGTTACGCGTAACAGTGCCCATACCATACCATTCCATTCCGTTCCTATCCGTACCAAAGAAGAAAACCAAAACAGCGCGCTTGGGGATTCTGAGAGTCTAGCTGTTGACTCGTCATTTTCGCGTCGAGCTATCGAACGCGTCGTCAGCGAGGCTCGTGGTACACCTTGGAAGGTGCCCACTAACCGCTACGGCATCGCTCAACGCGCCGATGAGGTCGCAGAGAGCATCCGCGAAATGGCTGCTGAGCACGATATTGACTGCGAATATCTTTGCAAAGAGGCGTTCACGCGCTGGGTACAGGCTCGCGAAAAACGCAAACAGGACACGACGCCGCATCTCTGGTTAGAAGACTGGGCCGGTGCCCTTCCACCGCCGCCAAAGCCCAAGGAGCCGTACCGTGACCTCGAGGGTTGACCAGCTCTGCGACGTGTCGGCTGAGCGCGCGCTACTCGCCGCGATGATGGCAGACCCGCGCATCGCGGACGCGTACAGCGTGCCCTCTGATGCGTGGACGACGCCGACGCACGAGGCCGTCGCCGCTGCTGTCCGTGCGCTACTCGACGCGTCGCTGCGCGTCACCGAAGCCACGGTCGTCTCCCACCTGCGCCAGCGCCAGCAGCTCGACGCGGTGGGCGGCGCGGACGCGGTCTACGCTCTCGCGACGGGCGGCGCGCTGCTGGTCGACGTCGCGGTCGTCCACGGGCGCGTGCTCGCGCTGGCGGGGCTGAGGCGCAAGGAGCGGCACCTCCTCGACGCGCTCGCCGCCGTGCGCACCGAGAACGCGGCCGGCGCGGCGGTGCATTGCGCTGCGGCGCTCGAGGACGACGCGGCGCTTACCGTCGAGAGCTTCTCTCTCGCGGAGGCCGTAGAGCGCGCGTACTGCCGCGCGACGCAGCAGCAGACGGGCGGGCTCGTGCCCACGGGCATCGCGGCCGTCGATGACGCTATCGCTGGCCTTGGGCCGGGCGACCTTGCCATCGTCGGCGCGGACACCAACGTCGGAAAGTCGTCGCTCGCGCTGACGATGGGAGAGAAGCTGGGCGCGCGCGGACTGCTGCTCGGCTACATCAGCATCGAAGACCCGCGCCAGCTTATCGAGGACCGGCTGCTGTCGCGATTCTCACGCGTCAGCGGGCACTCTATCCGCGCGCGCCAGTTGTCCTACGAGGACCACGAGCGCATCGCCAACGCGGTCGCGAAGACGCGTCAGGCGGGCGATAAGGCTGGATTCATCACGTCGTGCATCCCCGGCGCGACTGAATCCGACGTTGTGCGCGAGATGGCGCGGCTCGTGCGCGTCATGCACTGCGACGTGGTCTTCGTGGACTACGCGCAGGCCATTTCGTGCAGCACGAAGACCGAGAACACGCGGCTCGAGGTCCGCACCATCGCGGCGCGCATCAAGGCTGCCGCCTCAAGGTTGGGTATTCCGGTGTGGCTTGCGTCGCAATTGACCGTCGAGCGCGGCGAGGGCAAGGAGCCCGGCAAGCACGACCTTCGCGACTCGCGCGACCTCGCGCACCTTGCAGAGCTCGTGATCGTGCTCTGGCGCAAAGAGGAGCAGGACGCCGCGACGGTGCACGGCCGCATCGTCAAAGGCAAAACCGGAGGCAACGGAGTGCAATTCGCGTTTGCGCGCGGCGCTGGCGGCAGTCTCAAGGAGATTGACGCAACGCCAGACTCGCCGCTGTACAACGAGCGAAGGGGCCGACGATGACCGCGCACCAGTTCCGGCCAGACGGCTATCGCGAGGACGGCGAGCCTCGTCTGCGCTGTGCGCGCTGCGGGATGCTTGGCCACTGGGCGGGCGCTCGCGACGCGTGCCCGTATCTGTGCAACGCGCGCTACCGCGTTCACAAGACGCAATCTGCGCCGCAGCCCATCGTGCAGGGCAACGGCGCGTCGGTGCACTGGGAGGGGCCGTACGCCAAAAACCGCTGGTCAACGTGCGCGAGGTGTGCGTCGCGTTTCCGGCATCCGAAGAGGTTTCGCGTGATGTCGTTCTGCGGCCCCATGTGCGCGCGCGATAATATGCTCGACCGCAATCGCGCCGACGCTGCGGCGTATCGTGCGCGGCAGGAGGCGCGGTCGTGATCGACGACGACGACGACGCGCTGCCCGGATACGTCATCGCGCATCACTGGTGGCCTGAGGGCACGCTGCCTGACGGCAAGCCACGCGTGCGCTGCGTGCGCTGCGCCGTGCTCAAGCACTGGCCAGCTGCCGATGCGACTTGCGTCAAGGTGCAGCTCGACACGCCAGCGCTGGGTGAGACGGAGCCGTTGCACGCAGGCCAATACGAAGGGCCGTACGCCGTCGAGCTGCCGCGGACGTGCGTGACGTGCTCAAGGCCATTTCGCAGGCCGAAGGCATGGAGCAAGTGCCGGACGTGCTCGCCGCTGTGCGCCGTCGAGCTGAGGCGCACGACCAATCGATTGGCGCGACAGAGGCAGCGGTCGTGAGCGCGCACGCTTGGCACGACGAGGGCCGCAGCGACCTCGGTGAGCCGCGCTCCCGCTGCCGGTATTGCGGCGTCATGGCGCACTGGCCGCTCGCGGAGGATGCGTGCACGTCGGCGCGACGCGCGCGCATTCAGCGCAGCAGCAAGCGCAAGGCGTACGCGCGCAAGAGGCCGCAGCCGTCGTCGGGCGTCTGGGCAGGGCCGTATCGCGAGGGCGAGCCGTCGCGCGAGTGTCGGCGCTGCGCGGCGACGTATCGGCGTCCGGTGGGGATGACGCGCTGCGAGTTCTGCGGGCCGCTGTGCGCGTGGGAGGCGTCGCGCACGTCGCAGGTGGAACGCTGGGCGAAGCAGCGCGAGAGGCGTGCTGCGGCGTCGCGCGAGAGGCGTGCGCAATGACGGCGCAGCTGCACGACTGGCAGGCGGCAGGGCGCGACGCGATGGGCGTCGAGCTTGAGCGCTGCGCGTATTGCGGCGTCATGCGCCACTGGCCTGCGAGCGCGGAGGCGTGCGTCGATCACGACCGCATCGCGCGCGCCCGACGCAGCGTGGGATTGCGCCCGCAGTCGAGGACGGCGCTACCAGCGCGGACGGCGACGTGCTGGCCGGGGCCGTATCGCGACGAGCTGCCGCGACGATGCGTCGGCTGCGGCGTCCAGTTCACGCGGCCGGTCGCGATGCGCCGCTGCGACTACTGCGGACCGGCTTGCGCATATCGCGCGCGGAGAGCGTCGATCACCGCATCGCAGCATCGGCAGCGCAGCCAACGCGGGCCGAAGCGGCTCCAGTGCGCCACGTGTCGGCGGCGATTTACCTACGACGCCAGCGTGCGGCGTCTGCAATACTGCGGCGAGGCGTGCGCGCATCAAGCGCGGCTCAAGCAGCAGCGGGAATCAGATCGTCGGTGTCGAGCGCCAGCGCGCGCGGAGCAACGCAAATGCAGCTAATCATCTTCGACGGGTGCTCGACCTGTCCGTTCTTGGGCACCGATATCCGCGGCGTCGACTCAATGACGATCGAGCACGCGTGCACCGTGTCGGACGACCGCATCGTCGTCGCGTCGCCAGACCTTGCGACGGAGCCGCCGACGACACCGCCGCGCTGGTGCCCCATGCGCTTGGAACGCATTACCGTCGAGCTGAGCATCCGGCCCGACAGGACAAGCAACTGATGCCCGGTCAGCTACCGCCGCAGTGCAAGCGGCACCCCGGATTCGTCGCAGGCGCGTGCGGTCGCTGCCAGATTGAGCGCAACCCGTCGCTGGCGACATCGGAGCGCACGTGGACACCGCGGCAACGCGCGCACTGGGGGCGCACGAGCGAGGAGGCCGCGGAGTCGCGTGCGGAGTACGAGCGCGCAGCAGCGCAGCGTCGGGCCGACTACGAGGCGCAGGACGCTGAGCGCGAGCTGCGAGGGCGGTCGCGATGAAAGCGCCGCGCATCATCCACGCCGACTGCCTCGACGCGCTGCGTGCGATGGACGCGTGCAGCGTGGACGCGATCGTCACCGACCCGCCTGCGGGGATCGCGTTCATGGGCAAGGACTGGGACAAGGACAAGGGCGGGCGCACCGAGTGGGTCGCGTGGATGGCAGAGATCGCGCGCGAGTGTCTGCGTGTCATCAAGCCCGGAGGTCACGCGCTAGTGTGGGCGCTACCGCGCACGTCGCACTGGACGGGCTGGGCGTGGGAGGATGCGGGGTGGCAACCTCGCGACAAGGTCGTGCATCTGTTCGGGTCAGGTTTCCCGAAGTCGCTCGACGTAAGCAAGGCCATCGACAAGGCGGCAGGCGCGAAGCGCACAGAAAAAATCGCCCCGAAGCCCGGACATGAAAACTTTGTGGGACGAGACAACTTGAAAAGCCTGCGGGAATCTGGGGCGCTTTCCGGCGAGGGTGGTTTCTCACGTCCTTGGATGTATGACACCGAAAAGGTCGAAAGCAGTCATTGGAACTTCGCCCCCGTCACCGATGATGCGAAACAATGGAGCGGTTGGGGCTCAGCTCTCAAGCCCGCCGCTGAAGATTGGTGGCTGATGCGCAAGCCCCTCGACGGCACCATCGCGGCTAACGTGCTCGCGCATGGGACGGGCGCGATCAACGTGAATGGGTGTCGGATCGGGACGGATGGTGAGGATATGGGCAATCCGTCTCGTTTCTTGAAGTCAGACGCGAAACTGCACGAAGGATGGCAACGCCCCCACAAGGCCAACGAAGAGAAGATGAAGGAGCGTGCCCTCGACCGCTTTGAGAAGACCACATCGCTAGGCCGTTGGCCAGCCAACGTAACGCTTGACGAAGAGGCGGCGGCGATGCTGGATGAGCAGACTGAAATCGCAAGGCCGAAGACCGGGCGTGTAGGTCAACGCGGCGGCAAAGGCTTCGGAATGTTTGACGACGAAAAGAGCGCTGCAGCTATCGGCACTTGGCCTGCAGATCCCGGCGGCGGCGCATCGCGATTCTTCTATGTCGCAAAGCCCTCGCGCGCAGAGCGCGACGCTGGCTGTGCCGAACTGGAACCGCAGCAGCGCGACGAGGGCCGCGTCGCTGGCGCACCGGGCGGCGACAACCCGCGCAACCGTGGCGCGGCGGCTCGCACGAACAGCCATCCCACGGTGAAGAGCATCGCGCTGATGCGCTGGCTGGTGCGGCTGATTACGCCGCCCGGTGGCGTCGTGCTCGACCCGTTTTGCGGTAGCGGCACCACGCTCCTTGCGTGCATTGAAGAGGGCGTGGACGCGATCGGCATCGAGCGTGAAGCGGAGTACGTCGAGATCATCCGGCGCCGCGTG